GGAGCAGGCTTGGCCTTAGGCAACCAACAAATTTTTAGGTTGAACGAAGATGGAACAACCGGAAACCTTATTACCTACAGCAATGCCTACTTATGGAATCGCATCAATAGTTATTTGTCCGGCCTAAGCTCTGGAGTTTTTGACCATTACGAGCTAACGAGGCAAGGGGCAACCGTTAGATTGTTCATTAACGGGAACCTGCTTGCAACCGTAACATTCTCAGGTAGCATATCAATAGATACCATAGGTGCTGGGTACGCTGGCACATCTAATCGAATCTACGGGAATATGGATGAGGTAATAATTCTCAGCGAATGCTTGCATACTGCCAGCTTCACGCCCCCCACTGCGCCATACTCAATCAGCTAGGGACCGGGAAAGCTAAAGGGAACCGATCCCGTAGTCATGGCGTCAATCGTCTACAGCAGTTTCCCGCTAGACGTTTTGAGCGGGAACTGCAACACCACGCATACATACAAGGCGATGCTGACTACTTCGGGTTACACCGAAGACCGCAATGCCCACGCCAAACGCAGCAACGTCACCAATGAGGTAACGGGCACCGGTTACACCGCCGGGGGCGTCACCGTAACCTTGACCGCGGCCCTTGACACCGCCTCAACACCTCCAAAGTTAACGGTCACGACCAGCGCTGCCACCTGGCCGAATAGCACGATCACGGCGCGTAGACTGGTAGTCTACCGCTCGCGCGGCGGGGCGTCTTCAGTTGACGAGCTGGTGTGCTGCGTAGACAACGGCGTTGACCTGGCAAGCAGCGCCAGCACGATGACATGGGCCGCCAGAACATGGGAGATCCCGCTACCGGCTCCGGCTTGATTCGTGGCGGAAAGCTCAGGTAGGCAGGGGTATCTATGGACGTTTTGATCTCGCCGGATGCGCTGGCCAAGCAGGCGCAGCTCACCTACGAAGGCAAGAGCTACAAGATGCTGTTGGCCTATCGCAACGGGGTTGTGCTTACACAAGCCAGCCTGATGAGCGCGTGGAATGCAGTGAAACTGGCGGCTGGCAATGGCTACGCAGAGGTGACGGGCACCATCGGAACTGGCGCATGGAACAGCGGCAACGCACGATATGAGCTGCCAGTGTTGACCATGGCACTGACCGCTACCGGAGCTGGGTTCACCTATGACGCCATCGTGTTGCAGGTTGACAGCCGCACCTACCCTGATCGGGTGATCCTGCTGCCGACACCAGAGACACTGCAGTCAGGCCAGCCCAAGAGCTATACCTTGCGACTGGCGCAAGGATGAGCCTGATTGTTGACATCAACCCGGTGCCGTGGGAGATCCTGGATCTGGTGCGGGCTCGGATCCTGAAGAACCGGGCGAACAGGCAGAAGCGGCAGCCGGAGAAGGGTAAGGATCTGCGGCGGCCGATGCAAGTGGACAATGGCATATTGGCAAAGCAGCGGTGGGAAGAGCCTAGTTTTATTGGGGGGCCTGATCGAGTGTTTGCCATAGGCTTTTTTGCTCCTATAGGGGACGTGATCTATCCGGGATTTCAATTACCCGTATCATATACGGTCAGCGTAAATGGTCAAACGTTAGGAAATCTAAATTTTGGGCTTACCTTAAATAGGTCGCAAGCCTACTATTTTATCTGGTCGCCAGATGAAAACGATAAAACAGAAATACTCAGCGACCTGATTAATCCCTTTGATCCCTTTGGTAATTTTTCTGATATTGTTATTACCGTAATCGAAACGGAACAACCAGATCCAAACACGCCCATAGTTATAGAGATTTCAAATATATTAGGTGTTGTGAATCCTTTCTTTACGACCGATGCACGTTTTGCCTACATTTTTTATTTATTTTTTAGAGCGGGTTTTTCTTTTGACAAAGAATTTCCTGGCACAAATGATGGTGGCAGGTTGGAAGCATGGGTTAATGCTGGTGGCGGCCCGGATAAACTTATTTTTGAGTACAATGATTGGAAATAATTAGTTATAATACAAGCACAATCAATGACTAACCCCTCCCCTCAACCCGACTCCATCGAAACCCTGGTCGAAACCGTCCAGACCCGGCAGCTTGCCAACCGCATGGCCGCCGCCGAACGGGAGCAGGAGCGCCGCCAGAGGCCTAAGCCATCGCGTCGACGCTAAGACGGAAAGCTGCAAACGTAGTTGCTCGCGGGCGTGATGCCCCGATCACATGAAGAAACGTTGGATTGATCAGTTCACCCTCCAGGGCCCTGAAGGTGGCAGCGAGGGTGGCGGTGGTGGCGGTGCGGGTGGTGCCGCAGGGACTGCCGATCCCGCCACTGGCGGTGGCGAAGGGGATGGGGAGGGGGATGACCTCTCCCGCGTCAAACATGCCCTGCAGCGTGAGCGCGAGGCCAACCGCGAAAAAGAGCGCCGTATGGGTGCCCTGGAAGCCCAGCTACGGGAGCTGTCCACCACCAACCCTGAGGCGGTGCGGGCGGCTGAAGCCAAGGCCAAGGAGGAGCAAGCACGACGGGAGCTGATCGAGCAGCAGGCGGCTCTGGAGCGCCAGCAGATCGAGGCCAAATACTCGCAGCAACTGGAAGCATCCACCACTGCCCTTCAGGCCGAACGGGAAGCCCGCCAGCGCGAGCTGGTACGGCAGCTAGCCGAGAAGGCCTTTGTCCTCGCCAAGGGATCCACGGAGGTATCCGAAATCGACCGCAGCACCCCCTTTGATTCGGTCTGGGGCCGCTTTGGCCCTCAGTTCCGCAATGAAGACGGTGCACTTGTGGTTGTCGATGCCAATGGAAGCCCAGAGATTGACCCGGAAACCGGCAAGCGCTTTGAGCCCGTCAAGTGGTTCCGGCGGCTGCAATCCGATCCCGTCTGGGGGCGCAGCTTCGAGCCCGCCATGGGCAGCGGTGGCGGGGCACGCACCGGGCGCGATGGCCGGGTATCCAACGTCAAAGACCTGATGTCCATGCCCGTGAGCGCGGCAATTGCGGAGGTTTTTTAGTTAATCCCCGCTGACGGCTTAGGGGCTTGGGAAACATCAAACAACAGGGATCGACCGATGGCGTGATGCCTGAAGCGGTCCCAATCCAAACAGCTCGGCGTGATGCCCTGCGAAGTCTTCCCGGCGTGATGCCACCCCTTTGACCTTCACCTGAACCTCCTCCCAATGGGACTAACACTTCTGGAGGCCGCCAAAGTTGATACCAATGATCAACGGGTGGCCGTTATTCGTGCCCTTGCCGAAAGCGAGGTAATCCGCCTCGTACCCTTTCTCAACGTGCAAGGTGGCATTGACTACCTGACCGAAGCCGAGCTGCCCGGTGTTGGGTTTCGTGGTATCAACGAAACCTTTGAGGCTACCTACGGCGTCCTCAATCCTGAGTACGAACGCCTCAAGCCGTTTGGCGGCGACATTGATGTGGACATGCACCTCATCAAAAATAATGGCCCTCAGGTAAGGGCTCAGCAAATCGAGGCGAAGCTGCGATCCATGCGGCTGACGCTTGAGGATTACATGTTCAACGGCGATGAGTCGGTTGATCCTCGCAGCTTCGATGGCCTCAGGAAGCGGATTGGCACCGACAGCTCTCAAGCCTTCAATGCCAACGGTGCATTTTCGCTGGGCTTGCTGGATGAGCTGATTGACGCCGTAGATGGCGACAACAAGGTTGTCCACATGGGCAAGTCGATGCGTCGGCGCCTGACTGCTGCTAGCCGTAATTCCACCATCGGTGGATTCCTGACTACCACGCGAGACGAGTTTGGCAAGCTCGTCACCACTTATGGCGACACTCGCATTGTCGTCACTGACACCAACGCCCAAAACGTGCCCATCCAAGGTTTTACCGAGGCTAGTAACACCACCAGTGTTTATTGCGTCGCCTACGGTGATCAGCAAGTCACTGGCATCCAAGGACCTGATTCGGCTGGTGGGTACGGTGTTGACGTAAAGGCATTCGGGGAAGTCTCCGATGCCCCAGTAGATCGCACCCGGATCGAATGGTCTGTAGGTCTTGCGATCATGAATGGTCGCAGTGCTGCCCGTGCTTACGGCATCACCAATGCCGCGATGACCGCCTGATCATTGCCCTATTCATTCATCTATCCCCTGATTTCCTGAGTTATGGCACGCGCAACTGGACTTGCCCCCCGAAGGGGCTATCTACTGGATGCAATGACCGTATTGGTCGGCTC